TTTTACAAAAACAAAAAGGTTCTTTTGAGGACTTTACAATAGTTGCACCACTAGATAACTTAGGTGCAGGCAAGTCAGAAACAGATATACAAGTAGTTGGAGCACATATATCAGGAGATGCTTCTATAGCCTTAGATGGCTTTACAGCTAACCAAACAGGTGCTTTAAAAGCTGGAGATTTAATCAAGTTTGCAAATCATAGCAAGGTATACATGGTTCAATCAGATATTGATTCTGATGGTAGTGGAGCATTGACTGTTCTTATATCGCCTAATTTAGTAACAGCTTTAACTGACAATGTTGCAGTTACTGTAAACAAACCAAGTTTTACTGTTTATTTAGAAAACAATGAAATCATGTATTCAACAGGTGCTAATGGTTTTTACAGTATTTCATTTGACGTTAGAGAGGTTATAGCCTAATGCCAAGAAGTTTATCTACTGATCTACAAACTCAAGTATCATCAACAGCAACTAAGACAGCTTTTTTAGTTGAGCTTAACTTATCATCTACTATCAGACTTACTGATTGGTATTCTAATGTTACTTATAACTCTAACAGCTATGAAGCTGGGGGTTCTTTTTTATCAGTTGATACAACAACTGAAACAGGTCAATTACAAGTTGATGAAATTAACTTAGGCTTTTCAAACATTACAGATGAGGTTAGGTCTTTAGTTCAGGATGGCTCTTTTACAGATAAAACAGTAGAAATATATATAGCCTATTTTAATGAAGATGAAACTATTGTAGGTGCAATAAACTTTTTTACAGGTCAAATAAGGAATGTATCTATACAAGAATCTATTGATAATTCTATATTAAACATGACAGTGGCTTCACATTGGGCAAACTGGAACTTAACCAAAGGCAGACATTATTCTGATGAGTCACAACAATCTTTTAGTACAGGTGATAGAGGTTTTGAATTTGCCACTCAAGTCAAATCAGATGTAAGGTGGGGAATGTAAATGGCTAATCCTATAGCAGCATTTTTTAATTGGGTTGGAACTAAGGCTGCCTCAGCATGGGCAGCATTTAAAGCAGCAGAAACAATAAATCAAATAACTCTAGTCCTGACAGCAGCTAGTTTAGCTGTAGGTGTTAAAGGCTTTATGCAGGCTAGACAGATGATGGCTAAAGGTCAAGATATCTTAGCTAACAAAACTTCTGCTGGTGGAAAATTGCCTGTTATATATGGAACTCGTAGAGTTGGTGCTCAAGTCATATATATGGATGTATCTGCTAATGACTCAAGAGACTTATATGTAGTTTATGCTTTATCAATCGGAGAATGTGATGAGATACTTGGCAGAACTATTGAATTAGATGGCAATCCCTTAACTGACACTGCAAGATTTAAAGATGGTGGTTATATTGGCTCAGATAAGATATCTTCAGGCTCAGGTTCATTAAATACAGTTTCACAAAATGGAACTGATAGTTTAGATGTTGGTGCTGGTCAATTTGGAACAAATCCTGCTGCAAAATATAGATATGTTATGAATCTACATCATGGAGCTGCAACACAAACAGCAGACCCTATGCTCGTTGCTTCTATGCCTAATTGGACAAGTCTGCATAGATTAGATGGTGTTTGTTATATAGCAGCTCATTATGGCTATGATAAGGAAGGTATGTGGGGTGGCGTACCACAACTAACAGTACAGGTTAGAGGTAAAAAAGTATTTGACCCAAGAGATACCAATCAAACCTTTGGTACTGTATCTACTTATAAATATTCAGACAATCCAGCTTTAACATTTTTAGATTACATAACCAATAATGAATATGGTAAAGGATTAACACAATCACAAATTAACATGACCACATTTAGCTCTGCTGCCAATGTTTGTGATACAGAAGTTGATCAGCCTTATTTTAATGGTTCAGCACAATCACTTACTTGGTCAGGTAATGCTGGAGATGACTTTATAACCATTGGTGGAGCTGACCCTAACACTAATTGGTGGCAAAACAAGGTTGGAGAAGTAGTAGATATTAATGATGCAAATGGCAACCTTATTGTAGATGGTAAAGAAATTAAAGATGTTCAGAGAAATGGATTTTATGATGAGAATGATGAATACATTGTATATATAAATGACACACTAGGCTCTACATATTCTTCACAAACAGGCTCTTCTTTAGTTAAAGTAAAAAGATTTCATTGTAATGGCTATTTGGATGCTAACAAGAATGTCATGGATAATGCAAAAGAACTTCTTGCAAACATGCGTGGTATTTTTCTTTATATAGATGGTAAGTATGAACTATCTATAGAAGATACAGGGTCATCCACATTTAGTATCAACGATAATCATATTATTGCTGATGCTGGTATATCAGTAGATTATGGAAATAAAGATAAAAAAGCAAATAAAGTTATTGTTGAATTTTTTAATGCCAATAAAAGATATGAACTAGATACAGCTACTGTTTTACATGATGCAAGTCCTGAATATTACTCAGATGATGGTGATGAGATATTAGAAATTAAAGCTGAGTTCCCTTATATAAGCGACCCCTACATAGCCTACAACATGGGTAAGGCAATCTTAACTAGAAGTAGAAATCAGACTACTATGCAGTTCTTAGGAACTCCTGAGATGTATAAATTGAATGTTGGAGACATAGTAGATTTAACTTATGCAGGTCTAGGATTCTCAGGCAAGGTTTGTAGAGTAGAGGCATTAGAATTACAAGCTAGTGGATTAGTTGCTGTTAGCTTAATAGAATACTTTGATGTTTATACATGGGAAGTACCACCTCAAGAACCAGTAGAAGAGTTAGCCAACCTACCTTCTGCTTATGCAGTAAAAGCTCCAACAGGATTATCATTCACTGATACTGATTCTAGCTCTACAGGCAGACCATTCTTATCTTGGAATGAACCAACAGATTTTCCTAACTATCAATACAGAATCAATGTTGTAGATAGTTCTAGTAATCAAGTTATAAACAAAATAGTAGATGTAGAGAATTGTGATTTAAACTTCTTGCCTGTTGATACTAATTATGTTGCTAGTGTTAGCTCACTTAATACATTAGGCTCAGAATCATCTCCAGCGACTTTAACCTTTACTATTGGTGATGCTCCTACAGCAACTGCTGACATTCAAGATGATGCAGTAACATTAGATAAGATAGGTGCTGATGTTCAATCTGCAATCAATGCTGGTGGTACTAATTCAACTCAACTAATAAAATCTACATCAGCTCCAACAACAAGAAGTGACAGCTCTGCATTACAACCTCAAGATTTATGGGCAGATACTGATGATAATAATCAAATGTATGTTAGAAACGCATCTAATAATGGCTGGGTTAAAGCTAGAGATTCTTCACTAATAACTTTATATAATTCATTAAGCTCAACTGTATCTACTAACACAACAAATATAGCTACAGCTCAGGGTGATATAGTTACTCTTACAACTGATACTTCAGCTAATGCAAGTGCAATAACTAGTTTAACATCTACAGTTAATAGTAATACATCAGCAATAAGCACTGAACAAACAACAAGAGCAAATGCAGATACTGCTTTAGCAGCAGATATAACTAGCTTGACCTCTACAGTGAACAACAATACTTCAGCAATTACTTCTGAAGCTACAACTAGAGCTAACGCTGATACTGCTCTTGCTTCTGATATAACATCTTTAACCTCTACAGTTGATGATAATACAGCAGATATTACTTCAGAAGCTACAACAAGAGCTAACGCAGATACTGCATTAGCATCAGATATTACAAGTCTTACTTCTACAGTTAATTCAAATACTTCTGCAATTAGTAGTGAAGCCACTACTAGAGCAAATGCAGATACAGCTCTTGCTTCTGATATAACCAGTTTAACCTCTACTGTTAATAGTAATACCTCTGCAATTACTTCAGAAGCTACAACAAGAGCAAATGCAGATACAGCTCTTGCTTCTGATATTACAAGTCTTACTTCTACAGTTGGTGGTAATACAGCATCTATAACAACAAACGCAACAGCAATAACTGACATTAATGATAATGCTTCTGCATCTTACGTATTACAACTAAATGCAAATGGCAAAGTTGCACAAATGGTTCTTAACAGCAATGCTGATTCAGGAACTGGTGCTACTAGCACAATAGCCTTCTTGGCTGACACTTTTAAAATAGATAATGATGCAGGAAGTAGTATTAGTCCTTTTGTTGTTAGTGGTGGTACTGTTCTTATTGATAATGCAAGAATCAATAACCTATCAGCAGATAAAATATTAATTGATGGTGTTACTTTAGATACTGATGGTAGTGGTAATTTAATTATTAAATCAGGTGGAGTAGATACAAATCAGATAGCTAGTAACGCTGTTACTAACGATAAAGTACAAAGCATATCAGCTACCAAGATAACAGCAGACCAATTAGATGCAGCTAGAATTAATGTTGATACTTTAAATGTAAAACATTTTGCAGATGTATCTGCTGATATTATTTCTCATACAGGTTCAGCAGTTCCTTTATCAACTTTCGCTAGTGCTTTTCAAAGAGGTTCAACAAACTTTACAACCATAACATCAACAACAGGAACTTATTTAAGTACATGTGTAGTAGATGATGTTAGAGATGGTGCCTCATATCAAGCAATTTGGACTGGTGTTTATGGTGACTGTACAAATGGTGTTTTAGAATACAGCGTAAATGGTGGCTCTACATATACTCAAGCATCAGGTGGTATACAAAATGTTACTATGGCAGCAGGAACATTTAGAACCTATGTTTTTGCTTATAATGGAACTATCTCAGGACTACCAACCTCAGGAACAAATGCCAATAAAGTATATTGGAGAGTAAGGTGGATAACAAAACTTAGAAGTACATACCAATCACTATATGTATATATAGATAACACTCAATAAAATGAAAACTATAATAGAATACACAACATACAACACTGCAACAGGAGAAGTCTTAGAGAGTGGTGCAACAAATGTGGCATTATCTGAAATACCTTTACAAGAAGGGCAATCAATAATAGAGGGTGTTTATGCAGTTGAAGAATATAAAATTATTGATGGTGAAGCAGTAGAACAAACTATAGATTTTTGGCAAACAATTAGAATACAAAGAAACGAATTATTAAAAGAATCAGACTGGACTCAAGTAAATGACTGTCCTTTATCTGATTCTAAGAAACAAGAATGGGCAACATATAGACAGGAATTAAGGGATTTACCATCTTCACAACAAGCAAGTGATAATATTGCTGATGTGATATTTCCAAGTACTCCCGAATGATTTAAAATATAAAAAATAGGAATTTAATATGGCACAACATGATTACAACATAGCCAACCAGTCAGGAGCAGACTTTAGGGCAGATTTAAACAATGCTCTTTTAGCTATTGCAACTGTTAATAGTGGTTCAACAGAACCATCAACTACATTTGCTCATCAATTATGGGTAGATACATCAAGCAGTGTATTAAAGATCAGAAATGCTGCTGACAATGCTTGGATTACAACAGGTGTTAGTATTACTGCATCTAATACATTTGCAGGCAACTTAACAGGAGATGTTACTGGTAACTTAACAGGTAATGTAACAGGTAATGTTACTGGAGACTTAACAGGTAATGCAGATTCTGCTGACATATTAACTACAGCTAGAACCATATCTTTATCAGGTGATGTAGTGGGTTCAGTATCTTTTGATGGTAGTACTAATGTTGATATAGATACAGTTGTGCAAATCAATTCAATAACATTAGGAACTGATACTACTGGTGATTATGTTGAATCTATGTCAGGTGGTACTGGCGTAACAGTAACAGGTGGAACTGGTGAAGGCTCTACTCCTAGTATTGCTATAGGACAAGCTGTAGCAACTAGTGATGATGTTACTTTTAATAATGTTACTGCATCTAATGAATTTATTGGTGATATTGATGGTGCTGTTAGATTTACAGCTAAAACTGATGAAGCATTATCTAAAGGTGATGTTG